TTAAAATTTATAAATTAAATTATCTTCGTACTTACCGTTATAACTTGCTGATGCATTAACCGTAATTCTGTTGACTTCATTAAATACCTGCCAATTATCCCATTTATCTTCCACCATCGCCTCAATGAATCGAATAAATTCTGACTTGGTTGAACTGAAAAAGATAAAGGGTGGTTTTGTGAGGTGAATTAATCGCAGGAAGTCGATTAAATCAAAATAATTCGCCTGTTTGTAACTTTCCTGTCTTGTGCAAAGGTATGGCGGATCAAGTATTAGTAATACTTTCTCTTTACCTCTAAATCTCGGTAATAATTGATGGAAAGACTCACTAATAACTTCTAATCCATCCAAATAACCATCTGCTAGAGCATAGTTACTCTGTCTAATACAGTTATAGAAACGCTGCTTAAATAACTCGTCTAAAGAGCCGACTTGTTGACCGCTAAAAAGCAACCAAGACGACAAGCAATTTACATCTTTATAGCCATTAAAAGCTTTGATTTTATTAATAATTTCTTCTTTAGTTTGCTTGCTAATTAGTTTGTTTTTTGGTATAATCTCACTAACAGAGTGATAAAGAATTTCACGTAATTGATTAGTTTCAGTTATGTGATTTAGTCTTTCTGCGTATCCGTCAAAGTCATTGTAAATTACTTTTGCCTTCGGTTTTAAACCCTTTGCTACGTGACTTAATAAACCGCTCCCACCAAACACATCAATGATGGTCCAGCCTTTTCCATTACCTTCGATATTATCGTTTAAAACCTGAGTAAAATGTTTTAAAAACATTCTCTTTTGTCCTGTAAACGGAAGAGGGGCTTGTTTGAATTGTTTTGCCATAAAATTTCCTTTTTTATGGCGTTCTGGCGTTCAATGACGCTCTGACACTCTGATTTGATTAATTGAATTGATTAATTGTTTTACAACGTACACATTTAATTTCTAATTTTTGTACATCTTTTGCTCTAGCAAGTAGCTTTTTGCAGCACTTACATCGATATTCTTTGGATTTCTGCATATTTATCACCATTTTTTATTTTAACTTTGCTAAAATCCACCTGCCTTGCAAGGTAAGGTGGCGCATGGCTATATGCAGTCACAGCTGCGTAGCTGATACAGTAGATAGCCCAACTATCTGCTGTATCGCCACTTTCTTTGCGGGCATTACATTTTATTTCCCCCCTTAGTTCGTAATATGACTGCCAGCTGATTTGGGTTAAATCGCCAACCTTCCGTGCTATTAAAAATCAAGTTAAAACACCACTCAGAACAAAAGAATTTACTTTTCTTCTCACGAAAACCTAATACTAAGCCAAGTACTCCTCGCCAATCGTATTTAGCCCCTTTTGTCTTCTCAAAATAGGCTTTCACTTGTTCTTCAGTGATGTTATCAAGCTGAATTAAATCCCATTTACCATCTTTCATGTTAATCTCTTTACAACGCACTCCGCCATCTCTCGGAGAGCTTGTATAGCATTCATATACATCACGATAATCATAACGTTCCCAACATTCTTGTTTATGAACAATAATTTCACAGTGAGAATAAATGCCTTTCGTGAAAAATCGAATGAGCTTATCTTGAATACGCTCTATTTTTGACGTAGCGTTGCCTTTGTACAGAGCCAAATAGATTTTAGCCACTATAAACCTCAGTCCAACCTGTTGAATAATCGTAATCCAATGGATTTTCGGCTTTCATCATTTCTGCTTTATGATGTAATGCATTCGCGTGATTTTGTTGTTGTGCTTGCATAATCGCTTTCCATACGAAAATCAGCTTTTCTTTATTAATTTGCACGGGGGTGTTATCCGCACATATCCAAGTTATTTCCATATCACCAAGCAGATCAAATGTGGATTTCACACTATTTAAACTACGTTCTGCACGTGCATCTGAATCAAACCATTTACCAAGTTCAGGAACATAAACACCGCCATTAATCTTTTCATCACGTAATGCGTTAATTTTTTCACGCATTTTTTCTTGCTGAAGAAGTTTAATTTCAGCTTGCTTTTCTGCTGAAATAGCATATTTTTCACCATCCCATTCGTGATAATCGGTTGGTGGTGGCTCGGTTAAAACAGGTTCACCTTTTGAGTTACTGATAATTATTTTTCCTTGAGCCTGACCAGCCAAGAGTTTTGCGTATTGTTCTTCCGATATTTCAATAGCTCCGTCTGGAATCACATCAAAATAAAATCCATCTTTAAAATAGATCATCATTATCTCCTTATTTCCATTTGCCAATAGCGATAATATTTACTTCCAGATTACTTGTGTTGTATGAGCCTTCAAAGATCCAGTATTTTACTTTTGTATTAGTAGTTCCGCTTTTATTAAAAGTAACCCAGCAATCTCTAGCCGCATCTTGATCTGAAGATACTGACCATGTTAATGCAGGAATAGATGTGAATGCCTGTGCCCAATTGAACGTGAATCCTGCAGAAGTGTTGCTATGGTTTAATATTGGGTTGCTTTTATAAATCTGAATCATTGACCCGTCAGGATATTTAAATACTTCAAAATTTTCTGTTTTTTGATAAAAAAACTGAGCTGCTACACCACTAGTAAAATCGACAATCTCATTGTAACTATGGTTATGTTCTTTATTTGCTTTTCCGTGACGAATATCTTGAATATCTTGCGCTAAATTAGCAGCATCCATTTGACCTTCGTTTTCAACAGAGCCGAATGCCTTTATCCAAAATGCTACATCATCAAAATTATTCTTTGCTTTAATACATTTCTTTAAAACTAATGCTTTCGGACGATTTTCTTCTGCCGTTGGTACTACGTGACTTGCATCGAACTCTACAAGTGATCCTCCGCCAGAGTTACCTGCCGCTCGCCCTTCACCGATAAATTTAAAAGCACCTGTTATTTTATCCCTGTCATAATCATCAATTGTGAGTTGACCTTTAATGTTTCTTATTGCGTCATCCTGAGTTTGCCCAACACTCAGCCCATTTCCTGCATTCCGAATAAATCTATCTTGTGCTTTGGGTACGGCAGAAATAGAACCATATTTTCTGACTAAATGTTGATAAAGTTCAGGGTATGTTGATTGTGTCACTTGCGTTGCGATATCATCAAAATAAATCCATCCATCAGGAATATCATCAACTGCAAAATAAGATGTGCTCCCGACATCAGAACGGGTCAAATTTGGCAACACATTATTATTTTGTCTTGCTCGATACAAATCTGGGTATGTTGATGGTGAAAATGTTGAACCATCACAACGTAAAAAACCTGGCGGTGTAATAGCTTTATCAAAGCCAATGATAGAGCCTACTGGCAATCCTTTTTTACTTGCTTCTTCTAATGCTTCTTCTAAATCTGTAATATCACTAATAGAATGTGTATGTTTTTTATTTGCTTTACCATCTAATGATTCTGCAACGGAATTTTTTACAACCTCTTTAATTGCAAGTGTAATTTGATTAAGTTGTGATTTGTCAGGAGTAATATTTGCTTCAATTAAAATATTTAAAAGCTCAGCTTGCACAATATTAAACCAGTCCGCGCCAGGATAGCTTGGTGCAACGCCATTACCACCTTCGGTAAACCAACGTGGATCGGTGTGATTAAATTTTTTTGCCTTCACTTCTGGCATTGTTTGAACGCCAGAATCATTATCTAATGCGTACATATCATTCCTCTTGGTAGATAAAAATCATTTCTAAATGTGAGTAACAAAAACGCTTTAAAAAGCATTCTACTTTTGAGCGTTCAAACATCACCAACTCTTGTGTGACATCATCTAAACAGCTTGCACGTCGCATAGCTTTCGATGTCGTATAAATAAAAACACGCCACGCATTTTCTTGTGGATAAAGTGGGTAAACGCAATCACGTTCACAATGGTGTGGGTAATGTGTAACGACGTTAATCTCATAGCCAGCTTGCCGTGCAATATCTTCTAAATAGAATTTATTGAATGAGCCAACTTCATTATCTTTTGCTTTTAATGCCTGACGGCGCGCTTCAATCGTGACGATTTCTGAACATTCAGGCAGTCCAAAAAACTGCTCCCAGTCATCTAATAAAATCAGTGCGTTGCCTGGCATACGTTCATTTATGAGTTGGTGAGCATTGGCATTCACCTGTTCAAGTTGTTCAGCCCGCACATCCAAAAACTTAGCAAGAATGCTGTTGTAATCTCTATGCCAAGCCAAACCCACAGGTAACAATTTGAGTGCAGCATCAAGATATTGCGCTTGTTTTATGCTTGCCATGTGATTTCACCTAATTTAATAATTTCACCACGTGCAAGTTGAATATCTTCAGTGGGTGAAATGATGCTGTTATCCACCTCACCAATCACATTAGAAACAATGGCTCGCAAGTGGGAAAGATAAATTTTTTGCTCAGGCTCAACAGCTTTGAAATAAGAAATTAGGGCATTTTGCACCGCACTTTTAAGCTGTGTAGATGCAGGCACAATGCGAATGCTAAAGTCTTGTGTTTTCACTTTCGGTGCAAATACAAACAACTCATTACCAGCAGGCATACCCTCCCACAAACCTGTCACCGTATTTTTATGCCCTTCAATATGTTTTTTGACTTTTTGAATATCCTCAGATGTCGGCAAAATATCAGCTCGGTCATCACAAACAATCGCCACGCCCGTTGTACCACCGCCTTTATAACGAGGATAGCACCAAGCCCTTGTAATACTCGGTACCTCATTTGCCCAACGAATATAATCGTGCGGTGCACCTCCAGCAGGTGGGAACTGCACACGCTGAATTAAACGAGACAACAAACGAGAAAGGCTTTCAATATCCGTACCGCCACTCATTGACTTCACAACCGCATTAGGTTTTATACCAAGAATAGACGAGGTTAATGCAACTGGCGTATTAGCACTTAAATTGCCAATACTGCCTTCTGTATCGCATTGCACCCGTACATCAAATTTCCCAACCGTTGCAGTTTGTGTTTCTAAGGTGAAGAACTTCAACCCTGTTTGTTGATGTTGAAATGCCGTGCCCTCTGGAATTTCTGCTTGCACCGCCACATCTAAGGTAATCAATCCCTCTGCTTTACTAGCAGGCTTTCTTGCAATGCCTTTATAAAGTGCATATTCAATTAAATAATTTTCATCCGCCGTGGTGGGAATGATTTGTTTGGCGAGATAATCCAAATGCACGTGTTCGCCCGCACTTAATGCCGCACAAACACGGTTAATCACGGTTACTACATTATTGCGTTTTAAATTGGGTAAACGGTGGTTAAACTGTTGCTCACCTTGTTGAATAAGTTGTGAAAGTGTCGGGGTTTGGTATGGCATTAACAGCTCCAGCGTGTTGAAAACGTAAATTGTTCCTGGCTACCGTCAAGTAGCTCTACAATAATAGTTAGCAACAGCACTGAAGTTTCAGGATTAGAGGCGATAACTTGATAATCTTTAATTTCTTTATCTTCCACTAACCAAGCAAGAGCTTGAGTAGCATAAGTTTGCGCATCATCAAGTACAGATTGAAGTTGTTTTTCACGATTCAAAAGCCAAAGTTTAGAGCCTGTTTTGTAGTTGTCTGAATTAAAATCATCCCCCCACCAACCGCACGCATCATCTACTCGTAAATCCGTAAAAAGACTAATAAGAATTGATGTAGTCAGACTGTCATCAAGCATTAACTCATCATTAATCACAACTAAATCACCGTGACCATCTATCCAAGTTAATGCTAAATCTGACATAAGCCCTCTATACTGGTTTTCCTACACTTCGTTCGTGGTCGTGATCTTTACCACTAATACCACCTGAAACGTGATCTTCTGCTGTTGATTGTCCCATAATATCGACATTGCCCGTAAATTGAGTTTGTGGAGTTTCAAACACAACTTGTTCTTCCGCTTGAACCATCAATTTTTTACAAGTGAGAATAATCTCTCCATTTTCAGTTAGTAAGATTCTATGTCCTTCTTGATGATAAACCACCACATCACCTGATTTTAAACCTTTTGGACGAACACCTTTATCATCAACCACTAACACCGCAATATGTGAACGTTTACCGCCAACCTCCAACGCAATCACTTCACCAGCTGTGGGCACAGAGGAAAAACCGTAGTTTTGAAAACGTTCTGCCTCATCAATCACTTCATCAGATTGCAAACGAATTTGTAAATTTTGGCGTTTGTGTTCATCAGAAACAAATGACATCACACCACGATTCACAAGCAGTTTTAAACTGCGTTTAATTGGTGCTAAAACACGGTTTAAACCTTGCATTTTTACTCCTTGAAATCACTAAATTCTTTCACGTTGTCTTTGTTTGATTTTTTGGCTGATTTAGCAATATTGATTTGCTCTGGCGGTTCATTAAATGCCTCTCTATGCATAAGTGTGATATGAGCTTTTGTTCCGCTTTCATCCAGCGAATATCTGCAATCAACAATTAGCCTTTCTTCTTTATTAATCCCTAATTGTGGTGCATCTAAAACCACAAGCTCATTAGGGAGCCATAATGTCCCATCAGGCTTTTGCCACCCTTGAACGGTAACAGTGGAACGCTTACCTTCCGCATTATTGCGTTGCATTTCCCACATTGCACGTTGATAACCAGTAGAGCCTGTCATATTGTCATCTGCGATAATCAGCATTGGGCGATAACGCGTAATTTCATTGTCTTTAACTTCAACTTTTAAACCGCTCGCACTCATTATTCACCCTCAAAACCATCAAATTCTTTACTATTTTTATTACCTTTTTTACCGCCTTGTTCAGCATCTCCCACCACACGATACAAGGAAAAACGTTGTGTCCAGTCATCATTTAGTTCAAGCTCAAGAATGTTTTCTCCAAGTTTAAATTCACCAACAACGGTGTCGCTTGGATCAGTAAACACAAGATCGCCCTCAACATTTGAGGTAACTAACACACCTTTGTGTCGTGCTGCTTTACTGATTGTGTCAAATGCCGTTTCCCCTGGCTCAACTTGCCACACATTGATTTTTTCATTTGCGCCTTTCTCAGTGACTTGCCAAATCACTTTTATATTAAATGGCTGGCAAATAGTTTCAGCGATTTGTTGTAATGTCTGATTCTTAAAATGATAGCTCTTATGAATTACGGCACAATCAACAAGATCTGCAGTTTTATCTCGACCACTGACCGTGATCTCTTTACTGCTTTCTGTTACGACTTGCGATAAAGCATCAAGATGCCCTGTAATGACCGTTTGCCCATTCATTTTTAATTGAATTTTAGAACCAGGCTTAATCTGTGAAACATCATCTTCAGGGCGAATAGCAATCCCTAATTCAAATTGCCCACTCATTGACTCAAGCGAGCGAAACACTGATAGACGAGTCCAACCTGAGAAAATATGCTCATTTAGATAGAGTTCGATTTTAGATTCTGTCATTGCAACACCTCAATCTCATTGCCACCGATACAAAAAAGCGGGTGATTAATCGCATTACGTTGCGCAAGTTGCTGCCATTTTTGACTCTTGCCACTATGTTGATATTGCACAACAAGTGCAGGGGAAGTATCAGTTAAGTGTACAGATTTCACATTAGATAGTTGCTCCCCCCGCGTGCGTAAATCGCTAATCACCGCAAGTCTGAATTGTTCTAATGCTTGATAACTTTGCCAATTTTCTGCATCGGCATTATCTAAAATTGACTGTTCAAGTTGTAAGTCAATCTCATCAATTAATGTCTTAATGTCGGCTTTTGACTCAATGGTTTGCACATCATTACTCAAGGAATCCGTTAATGCTTCAGTCACGGATTTGGCATATTCAACCGCAAGTGTTGAAATAATTAAACGTGCACAACTAAATTGTGCTTTTGTCATTAATGCTTGGGCGATTTCTTGTTGATGCAACCCCGTTGCATTACGTTTTAAAATATCCATTGCATTGATGTTGTTACGTTTTGCATTGACGATTGCATCAAACATCGCTTTCGACATTTCTGTTTTTGATTTTATTGTTTGAGAAATCGCGTTATGAATGACGTTTGTTGTAATAGCACGTTGATTTAACTCTTGTTTTGGGCTAATTCCTTTATACTGTTTGAATTGCACAAGTGATTGCAATTCTTTTGCGAGCAAACCAGGCGCACGAATTAAATTAATCATACGATTTTTCATTGACTCTGCTTTCGTTTTAATCTCACCAACCCCCGCCACAACGGAATTAATAGATTCAAATGTATTCTCAATAAACCCAACCATAGAATCCACAAGTTGAGTAAATGGGTTATCTACTAATAAATCAACAAACTCATTAATCTCAGCAATTTGATTTGCAAATTCGTCTGATAGCGCATTAATCGCATTGGCATATTCGGTTAATGCTGAAAACTGTGTGTTTTTAGCAAGTTTTGGTGCATTTTCTTGAATATCATCGGCAAAGGTAATATCAAAACGTGTAACACGTTGATGTCCTGTCGAATAATGTGCCTTGTAAGTTTCTACACAAACATTAATATTCTTGAAATAGGGGTGTTTTAATTCACCGCGCCCGGTTTCTAATGCTTCAATGAGTTTTTCAGCTTGTTTAATATGATCATCACCAATCACTAGACAAGCCACATTATAAGTACGAGCCTTTTTGCCTAAGTCTTCGTTTAGACCATCGTCACGTAAAGGGTATTCGTGCTTAACTAAGCGACGACCACCATCAATAGATTGATTCTCCTCAATGAGAAATGGCACGCCTGCAAAACTGCCTTTACCTGTAATTTTTGCCATTTTCAATTACCCTCATTAATATCTTGTACCTGAATAGCCAGTGGTTGTCTGCAAATGTAAAGAATGGTCTGGTCGATTACTTCTTAGTTGTGTATTACCTACCGAGGCAGTTAAACCATCTGTTGCCTGAATTTTTACGTCAATCGAGCCATTCAGTTTCGTTTCTTGTTGCTCAGGTGATGAAAGCATTTCACCCACTTCACTTCCAAGCCAGCCACCAAGCCAATCCCCAACGAAAGAACCCACCATTGCTCCCACAACAGGAATCGGAATCAAGGCTTGTCCCACAATTGCCCCCGCTGTCGCACCTGCAATAGAGCCAATAGATTCACTTTTTTCTTGTGTAGTTGCAGTATCATCCATCATCACCATTGCCCCTTCAGCAAGTGCAAGCCCCGCCCCTAACGCAGGTACGCCTTTCATACTTTTGGCAACTGTTCCAGCCATATTTTTCGTAGCTGTCGCAGTCGATTTAATCGCATTCGTTGCGGTTTGTTTAATACTTTTTGTTGCTGTTTGAGCTGCCTTTGTTGCAGAGGTTGCCACTTTTGTGGCTGGACCTCTCGCACGGTACCCGCCACGCCCACCTCGACGACCACCCATACGTCCACCAAAGCCTATATCAGCAAAGTTAGTCACAAAGACTGGAGTTACACCTGCAACATTACCAAGCGTGCCAGCCACCCCGCCAGCAACACCCGCAGGAGTGTTTTTACCAAAGAGTTTTCCCATTCCCCATTTGCCAGCACCAAAAACACCCCGTCCAATCGCTTTTCCCATACCAGAACGGGCCACTTTGTTGGCAGCATAAAGTGATGCAGTAAATTTTGCTAAATTGCCGTAGCCTCCCGCTTGATCAGAAAGCCAATTCATCACATTGCCGATACCTTCTAAGATAGGTTTAACATCTTTTGAAACGTCTTTTAAATCACGTAGTGCTTGCACAAGTGTGTCACTCACTTGTTTTGCAAACTCATCAAACTCGCCACTCTCTATTTTTTTGTTTAGCCAATCTAAAATACCGCCCAGTTCTTTTTTCAGCTCATCAAACACTCCCTTTTCCATAAATCTGGCTTGCATTGAAGTGAAAGTATCACCTAAATTTGAGACTAAACCGTCCCAGGTCTTCATTTGTTCTTTTGCTGAACCAGCCGCATCTTTGCCCATACCTCGCAATAATGCAGCAATGGCTTTACGGCCGAGCTTGCCTTCTTGCAACATTTTCTGCATTTGTTCTGCCGTATATTTTCCGCCAGTTTCCGTCGCCAAAATCTCAAAGACTTTCACATTACGCTCAAGCAACGGATTGATTTCTTCCATTGAGAGTTTGCCTTTAATGAAGCCTTTTGAGATTGCTGAGATATAACCATCAAGGTTCGCTGCATCACCGCCGACCTTGGCGTTGTAGTCCACCAAGGCTTGCAATGAGCCATTCATTGGATCAATGCCCGCAGTTTTTAGCCTCATCATCGCATTTTGCACATCACCAAACGCCATTGGGGTATCTGTTGCAAATTGTTTAAGCCACGCATTTGCTTTATCTCCGTCAGCACCAAATGTCTGTTTCATCCGAATGCCCGCCATTTCAAATTCAGCAGCAGTTTTGATGAGTGAACGAGAAGCTAAAGCACCACCCGCAGTTAAACCAATAAATGCTCGGTTGCCGATTTTATCGATGGAATTAGATAAAGATTGCACTCTGCCTTTTAAGCCGTTTAAAGCACGCTGTGAGCGTGTTGACATTGCTTGAATAGACTGTCCAAAACGGTTGGCTTGTGTTGATACATTCCCCGCCAGATTGACATAAAAAGAGGTTGAATTAGTTGCCACGTTGTCCCCCTGGTGAATTTATGTAATTGATATAACGTGGAAGGTTGAAGATAGGTTGAGAAAGCAGCCACTGAGGGCTGCACTGATAATGTTTCGCAAGCAACAGGCAAGTTTTCTCAAACGTTCTCACTTGTTGCATCCAATCGCCCCCGCTCAAGCACCTTCTGGGCTTTCGCACTTTCCACAGTTTCAAGTGCTGCGTTAATTAGGGCTAAGTCTTCAGGGGTAAGCGAGCGCAATTGTGCAAGAGAAAGTGGGCCTTGTAACTTACCAATGCTTGCAATCTGACGACGTAATAGCTCATAGCTAAATAACACTTGGCTTGCCACAAGCACTGGATTGCCTTGTTTGTCTAACATCAAACGCTCAGCTGCAAGCTCTGCATCAATTAAATCGCCTGTGGTTAAATCACGCAAAACTACGTCATATTGTGGCTCATCGCCATACATTAAACCTGTTTTTAATCTAATTTCCATTGTTGTTCCTTATACTTTCTTACACTCAACGGCAGCGATTTTTAAGCTAATCTCACCTTTAGCTGATAACGTCACGGCATCAACCGTCCACGCATTAGCGAGTAAGTAGGTTTGCCCCACGTCGGTCTCAAATTCCACTGTGCCATTGGTCATATTTTTTAAGGTAAAAATGTCAATATCTGCACAGTTAAACACTTTACACTCAACAGTCGCTTCCGTTGGGGTTTCCTGATAACCATACACACGAGCCCCTTTAACTGTTTCACGCGTAAATCCGCCTGGATCTAATGTTGAATCATCACCTGTTGGATATTCCGCACCATTGATACGGATTCGAGCAATACCTTGATATTTCATTGTTTACTCCTATAAACGATATTGAATAGCGTGGGCATAAATACGGAATTGGTTCACCAAGTTTTCACTGGATAACACATTCAATCGGCATTTATTATCTTGATCACGCTCCACTAATAACTCATTGCTAAAGCTGTCAAAGTCTTCCACCAAACCTTTAAACTCAAGCTCCGTGAACAGGGCTAATAGCTCATTACGAATAACTTTAGGTGTGACAATCGCTTGACCAGGTGCAACACGAATACCATCATCAGCCAATTTATGGCGAGGGTATTTGCTGGTAATACGCTGGCGAATGGCGTAGCGGATATAACTCAAGGTCGCAATGGTTTCGATATACAAATAACTTTCATCCATTTCACCAAAGGCATTTTTGCGGTACATCGTAATTGCTGTTTCAAGCTGTGGCTGATTATTGGCATTCACGTTATAGGTACTAAGTCCGCTATAAAGTAAGGTATTGCGTGCAGGCAAATCCCAACGGTCACTCATTGCTGGCGGTAATAAATCCAATACTAAGGTTTGAACAGGACGAGCAGGATCAATCGATAAAGAACCTGCTGCTTTTGCACAATAGGCTGCAGCCCATTCATAAGCTGGCTCTGGCACATTGTTTGTTGGCAACACCGTAAACAAATAATCATTACGTTGTTCTGCAAAGGTGGTCGCTTCACCGTGCGTGCCACGTTTCGCCATAAAGCAAAGCCCGTCAATTTGTTGCATTGGTCCCCAACGCTTAACAAGCTCAGTACGCAATGCATTCAAGCTTTCCTTATCGGTGAACGGGTTCACAATATAGTTCCACCATTCTGCACCGAAACCTGTAATCGCCGTTGCCATATCAGGATTCACAGAACCGCCTGTCATTTTGGTAATCTGAGCTGAAATACCTGAAGGGAAACTTTCCCCTGTGTAATAGTTAGTGCGAATATCAATATCGTTACCACATTCGCCTTTAAAGCGAGCAGTGATATTCACTGTATCTTGCTGAGAAGGATCTACTTCAGAGGTCACCACAATATCGTGATTAGCGGCAATCAGTTTTTGCAATTTCGTTGCTAATGCTTGTGCCGTATCACCAATGTTGACCGCTTGTTTAAAGTTCACACCCGCAATCATCACGTTTAATACACCTGATGCAGTTGCAGTACCGACTAGCTTAATTTTCCCAGCCGCTTTCGCACCAGAACCTGCTTCATCAAGTGGCAATACCCACAGATCTAACATTGTGTTGTGCTTTTTAAACACCTCAACCATTTTTGCCAATTGCGAACCACGCCCAAATAAACCTTTGGCTTGTGATGCACTCAGCACGCGCACCGCTTGCCCAGCGGTCGCACTGCCTTCTGTGAGTTTCGTACCGAGCATAAGCACTTTATGCAACATTGCTGGTGTGCCAGATGTTGCGTTGCTGTTATCAAATTCGATATACGCTAAGGGCACACGAATAGCGTTAGGAATTTCATTGTAAGAAATAGCCATTATTTCTCTCCTTTACGAGATTTCGTTTCGACGATTTCAACATCGCCATTTTTTAAATGATTCAACCAATAACTTGTGCGGGGCTTTTCTTCACCTTCTTCCGCTAACAGCTCAAAGGTGTCTGGGTCACGAATAACAAGCCCTTTTTTCGGCTTAATTTTGAACATCTCTATTCTCCTTGTTTGGGTAAGGTCACGGTGAGCTGTGTTTTATCATCAACATATTCTTCATCTTTCGATTGATTGAATTGATGATGATAGATAATGAAGTCATCCAGCGAGCTTTCATCAGTTTGGCAAGGCAGAGGCTGTAATGTTGTAAAGTACATCCCATACACTGCAACACCCATTCCACTTTGCGTGTCGCTCCACAAATTCTGAACAGATTGCAGTTCAAACATTCCGCTCGGTGCGATTTGTGTTTGGTGAATACCTGCCGTTAATGCTTCCACCACTTGATAAATACCAACACTATCTTTTCGCTGACCGTTCAGCACATCACAGACTACAAATACGCCCCACTTAGCTATCACGCTGTTTGGGCGAGGACTTGGGGTTTGCCCAAGCCACGCAATGTAAACGGCTGGGGGATTACGCACCAAACGCATGACTGAGCTTTCATCCCATTGCCCTGGATGCTCAGCCACCTCTCGTAAATAGTCGCCACAGATTGACTGGATTTTTTCAATCAGTTTTTCTGAGGTTTGTGCCACAATACTCATTAAATAAACCCTTTCGATTTATCACGAGCCCACACAGAGCCAGCGGACTCAATCATTGCCGTATTATCACTTTCTACCGTTTCGCCTTGCTCAGAAATACCAAGCGAGATAGTTCCCGCAGCCACTTTTTCTAAATAGCGAATACTGTCCTCATAGTCTTGGCGTGATTGATTCGTCGCACGGTTCTTTTCTAAAAAATAACGGGCGATATAACAGCAATGGCGTTCAAGCACCGCAGGTATTTGTTTGAGTGGTAACGAATAACGCCCTGCAAGATAGCTATCAATAGTTTGGGAGGCATCTTCCAATGCCTCTTGAACTTTAGCCTCGTCTAATGTTCTTTGTGCGGTCATCGCCACCGTCAACAACACATCAGCGGTATAGCGTTTAATTAAGCTTTCTTGCGTGGCGTACATTACTTATCAGCTCCATTTTGGGTTTCTTTCAATAAAGCAATTAACTCGGCTTTATTTGCTGAAGCTTTAAACTCAACATTCAATTCAGTGAGTTTGTCTTTTAACTGTGCAACAGTTAAGTTTTCCAGCTCATCTACTGGCGGTGGATTTAATGTTGCATTAATCAATGTAATGAGCGTGTCATTGTCTGCATCTTCAGCAAACTCAACATTTAGCTCACGGCATTTTTCAACGAGGAGTGCGTTTACTTGCTCAGCGGTTAAATCGGCTGATGAAACATAACCTTCCACCCCTTGTGACGACGGATTATTTGTAAGGATTTCGGATAACAACCGTTGTTCAGCTTCTTTAATTGACTCAATCTGCATCGGGTCTTGCGAACCAAAAACAATTCGTGGATCAGCTTTGAGTTGCTCAATTTGAGCTTGCGTAACATTCGTAAGTAAGTTAGAGCCTTTGAGTAAACTAAAACCAGCACGTCGATAACCATCTTTATCAGTTTTGTTGAACACAACAACTTGATACAGGGTTTGATTTTGAATTTCAGACATCGCATTTTTTCTCCGTTTAAATCTGTTTTAACTGTGATTTAAAGTGCGGTTAAACACACCGCACTTTCTAAGTTACAGATAGTCAGCAACGATAAGCTCTAGACGACCTTTAAACTCGTTATCGACCGCAGCTCCCTCTTCAACACGGAATTCACGCTCTAATAACTTCACAGCTGCTTCTTCCAATTGCGGTGGCACAACTAAGTGAGTAGGCTTAATGCCTAAGCGACGACCGCCATCACCTTGTACTGCTCGCATTGCTTTAATCGCTTTCCAAAGGTTTTCAGCAGTTAATTTACATTTCCCTGCATGTGCCATTTGCCAGAAGCCATAACCCACGTTTGCACGTGCATCTACACCGTAGGTGTAAACATCTTTTGTGAATACTTTTTCCGCACTGTCATCTGTAATTGATGCAGGTGTCGCTGGCTTGCGTTCTTGGAAAATAATTGGCTTTAGCGAGCGAGAGCAGTCAAGCAAATACCACGCATCATCTTCAGTGGTTGAAGTGCTATCATCAGTGATATTGCTCACAGACTGCGGACTTGTACCGTCAACATTCGCACCCACAGGGTGGTCTGTATCAAAGAAATATTGCTTGTCATAACACGCAGTTTTGAAACCTGCTTTTAATGCACCAAAGACTAACTCATCTGGCAATTCACCCGCAGCACGCCCTAATTCTTCAATCAGAGGGCTATAAACACCCACATTGTCATCTTCAATATCGGTGCGTTTGATTTCTACCGCATTAGCAAAACTTTTATTCTCAATAGAGTAGCCATGTGACTGGATTGCCGTAATCGCACGATCACCGACCCATTCTTTAAGCCCTGGCATTTGACCGAGCCACGCATACGTATTTCTTGCCGTAGTCGATTTAACGACAGTGGCAATCTTGCTGTATTGACTAGGCGCTTTCGCTAAACCGTCTTTAAAGTTTTTGCCAAAGCCTACAAAAAGTGCTTTGACGAGTTCTGGGGTTACATTTGCCATTATTTAGCCTCCAATTCTTTTGCGTAATCTGCCTCAGAAATTCCGAGCAATTTCGCTGCTTCTTTATCGTGAGCAGATAACACTGCTACGCCATTTTCTTGTTTTTCAACATTTGTGGTTTGCGTTTGCTGAGCCGAAAGCACGGCAATCTGTGGACGTTGTGACAGCATTGCAGATAGTGCAGCCACGCCTTGTTGTTTGCCAAAGCCTTTTAAGTAATCCACTTCCGCCTCTAATGCACGACCTTCATTGCGAGCTTTGTAGATAACCCGATCTACTTCGGTTTCATTTGTTTTCGCAGACAGCACTGCCAGCTGTTGCACTGTGGCATCATAAGTGGCTTTCGGCACATATTTGCTTAAATCAACATCTGTGCTTTTCGCACTCAAGGTTGCCACCTTTTCATCAGCAGCGGTTTTATCTGCTTGCAAGGTTTCTAGCGTAGATAAAGCGGATTGCAGTTGCTCATCTGAAGCCTCCGCACCATCTGCAATATCTACCCCAAGTTTTGCTAACAGTTTTCGCAAAATTTCATGCATTTGTTTGTCCTCTTGTGGTTGAATAGCCGCAGACAACACAGCCAAGCGTTGCATACCAGTAACCCCAGGGTCGTTTGTCAGTGCAGCCATTCTGATTTCTAAAGGAATACCGTTTTTGTCATAAGGAAAAACGGCACTTAAAAACGCAAATTCACCTTTTTTGATATGCTGATATGCTTTCTCAGTCCAACGTGGCTTAATAAACAAACCCTGACGAGTTTCATCATCAAACCACTTAATCTCATCTGCATTAAACCAACCCGCAGCTAATACTGCGCCAGCTTCCACGCCACGTTTTGCTTTAAAAATCGTTTCGTGTTCGTAATCAATGAGAATGTCTTGTTTTAACGACCGCACTTTGTCAATAAGACGCTGTGCAATCTCGCTATCCAAGAACCAATGAGGCACATCAGTCGGCGAGCCGTCCCGTGAGCGAAACTCGCCACTTGGTAACAATTGCTGCCAACCATCTGCTGTAGGATTGAGTTGTGCGGTCAGTACCGCAAGAGGTGTGTTTGTCGTTTTCATACCGCAATAATGCGATAAGAAAGAGGAAATTTGAGTTTGTGAAGTTTCAGACCTTATAGGCAAGGAAAAAAGACAAAAAAGAGAAGGGAAATTAATAGAAAATAAAAAATTGAGAGAGAAACTAAAACGACATGGCGTTTAAATGCCGTTTAAATCGCTTTAATTTCGTTTAAATTTTTTAAAACGTATCATTTATCAGTTTTTAAACTTAATCGCTCAGTGCTTTTCTTATTGCGTTATTTAAAATATTCTGAATTTCTTCCACACCAGAATCACCCAAGCCTAAAAACGGACGTGCATTCATTTTATTTGTGCCTTCTTGGTGATATTGTCCATAATGTTCTGAAACACCAACCAAAGCAAAGCTTTCACCATAATCAATATTCAAGCTATCTACTAAATCACCACGTACTTGAAGAATATTCCCGTTATAGCCTTTTTCATAGCGTTGTTTCTTATAAGCCGTGTTTAAATCAGACCATTTTTCACCTATTGGCGAACGCTCATTATCAAATGCAGTTTCCGCTTCTTGTTGTAATACGCCAGCAATTTTACGTGTTAAACCATCAGTCTTGCCTAATTCACTCAGTTTTTTAAACTTGTTCTGAATAGCTTGAGTTTCAAATTTATACTCTAAATGCATTTGACTTTCCTAAAAAATAAGATTAAATTTTAGACATGCAGTAGTGTTGCGTACGCTTAACGGTAAAGTCGCCATACCCCGCAAGGGCAAATGGGTATGTGGGTTCAACTCCCACCGCAACACTTACTCACTTCCTTGAATAACGACATAATTCCCACCTGCAATGGCTTTCTTTACATCATGTTCAAAATTCACCTTATAAGCATTAATGACGGCATCTAGCTTTTCTTTTGTCTTTTTCAGCTTACCCGGGGCATCCACAATGACTTGATAACGTCTATCTGGGCTGATATAAATTAAATTCTTGTGCTGTTTATCCCATAAAACCAACGTACTTCTATCTGCAATAATACGACTGATGTTTGAATAGTCTTTTTCTGTTAACCCGACACCTGTTTTATGATGTTTCTCACTATTCGCGTGCTGTAAGTTTTTTTCACTCATCACTAACACACGTTGAGAATATTTTTCACCGTCAGATAGTGCGGTGACTTTTTCAGCGATATTTTCACTGACAAGCCCAGCTCCAATATAGCGATGGCTTGCACCACGTTTAGTTAAATTTGTTTTAACCCAACGTTCAAAAGCCCGATGGCGAGCCTCGCTATTATTAATTGCCTGAATAGTCTGTTGACGTAACTCTCTATTTTGCACCTGTTGTAATTTACGCAATACGGCAATATCAGAACCCACCGCAGCTTTACCGACGTTATAATTCCAACCAGCACCAGTCTTGATTGTGCCTTTGTCTGTGTTAAAAACACTGATTTTAGCGTGCGTTTCTTCCCCTGTGGCTTTATCTACACCTGCTAATGCCCAATCCGTTTTGATGTTGCCTGTACTTTCACTAACTTTAAGCCCTTGTTTATTGAGTTTAAACTCACTCAAAGAACGAACACGACAGCGACAACCCCAATCATTCGGCGGATAAAAACTCTCCCAGATTGGATCATCATAACGGTACACTTTGCCATGTAACGCCAAATGGCTGGCTCTTGTGCGACTATCACGCACTGCTACATATTGCCAATAGGGTTGTTCATCAGAGTTTTCCATTTGTGCGGCATATCTACCAGCGTGATAAGCGGTGATTTTATTTGTACGTAAAATTGTGCGTAAACGACGTGGCGAGCCGAGCTGTACTTGCTCTGCATTGCCTTTACTGTCAACAACCACTTGTTTTCCCCACCAACCAAGCTCTTGTAATTTTGGGGTGAGGTTTTTAATAAACTCGCGTTCAGGAATACCTTGCTCAATAGCCTGAATAGTCGCCTGATGCAAGGTTTCTAAAATTTCCGCACGAGTTGCTTTCGCAACAGTAAACGCACGTGCGTGCGCTTCTTCTAACTGTTCTTGCCAGTTCCAAGTAATTGAATAGCCTTTTGCCTTGAGATAATCCACCGCCAGTTTTGGCTCAAGACGTAGCACATAGCCCACATCAAGATCATTAACGCCCGCCATTTAAACGCCCCAATAAATCACTGACAAAAATTGCACGAGTGAGCAACTGCTCGAAAGCACTATCATCTAAATCGGCATAAAGTGTGGCTATACGTTCTTGTGCAAACTCATAACCACCAGTCTGTAATGCTTCAACAACAGGCTTTAACATTGGATCAATGACTTCTTGATATTGTTCTGGTGTTGGCTCTAACTCGTCAAGTAAATCATCAGGATCACGTGTTGCACTTAAAACGGCTATTTTTTGATGCGGTTTGTGTTGTGCAGATAAAAATGCGGTCGGTTCTGCAACGGTTTTACGCTCTAAAATTGGTTCATCATCGGATGCAATCGGCACTTGTAACTTATCGTGCGCCCACTGCGCAGGAATTTTAAAACCAATATCAACTAGTTTATTTAAACCATCAGCAAAGCTGTTAATATCTTCGCTTTCTGATACATCAAATTCTAAGCGAGGAATGCGACGTGCATCATTAAATGACTTGCAGTTTAATGCGTAAAGCGGATAAATGAGATCACGTGTAAGCGTGTTTTGTAGGCGTTTTAAATCCGTATCACGCAATTCTGTTCGTACTTCATTATGTACGTTACCTAATGCATTAGTGGATGTTACACCGTCTGCTTGTGATGTTAATGTCCCGCCTAAAATGGCTTTAGACATGGATTTTTCCGCCCACTCAATCATTGCCATAAATGATGAGCTATCGCCGTCTGCCGCATTCTGAAACTCAATTTCCATTCCTCGTGGAATAATGCCACCTGCGTTATGACCAATGCTCATCACTGCACGCAATAACGTATTCTTTTCTGTTGGTGTTGCCCCTTCAGGGTATTTACCCAAACGCATAGGCAAGCCGTAAATTTCTAAAAACTCGGCAAAATCTCGTGCAGAATAGTTTTTATAAAGAAACGGCCACACGAGTGTGCGAACTAGACCGATGCGAGAAAGATAACCTGTTTTTGCTTTCGCAATATGTTTAATCCAGCCAAATTGTTTGAGTTCAACGCCATTAATAGAACCATCTCGCAAGCGTAGGCTATTGCGTTTGTCGCTGGGTGTCATAAACCAAGCTGTGTCACGCCACTCAACATTGCGAATCAGTTTTAGCCCACCAATTAAATTTGGCTCCCATTGAATCTCTTGGCAAGAAAAACCTTTCAAAATTGCATCAGTGGCATCAAAAATACAATCATCAAACCAAGTGGCATCACGTAAGATTTCTTCCAACATTTCTGCATCACGAATTTCTGCAGCACTGGCATTAACTGGCGGTTGAATTTGCCAATCAACCGTCAATAGTGCTGAACGTCGCTTGCCAAGTTCAGATTGTAAATGCGCGTCTTTTTCTTCCATGTCCTCAGCCAATTCCGCTTGTGCTACCAAATCACCTAATTCTGCTGCTCTTAAAATTTGCGCAGCACGCATAGGCGAAAGCCCTGAAGCTGGATGTTCTGAATAATGTTTTTGTAACATCGCCAAACGGCTATCATTTTCAGTTTGTATTTCGTCATTAAACTTAAATGGATTACCATGAATATCTACAATTCTACTCATCTTTAAACTCCGTCCCAATCTGAATGGTATTGACTATGTAAATCGTCATATTCTGTGTTTGACTTAAAAAAATCACCACCCGACTTTGATTGATGCCGACTTGGTAGAGGAGTAAATTCAATTTCTCCCCCCGTCATATAACTAGCACGTACTGCCATACAATATGCAACAGCACTGTCGCCATGGCGTTTGCCTGTTTTGCCTTTCGAGCGATTTTTATCAATCTTCGGCACGCTATTAATCACTAAAATATGCCCCTGATCTAAAATGATTTCTTCGTCTTGCGGAATGCGAATTAAGTCCGCCTCATACAGTGCTTTATATTTTGGCATCCATTCTCGGTACCATTTATCATTGAGCTGCACTGTTTCCACCATTGATGCACCATAACGAATCAATGCAGCTTCAGCTAAATACCCCCCATTCCCTGTAGCATCAAACGCCGCTCCAATAAAACGAGGGAGATTTTTCAGCACGAAAAACATAATTTGGCGTTGTTGGTTATAAGGGCAGTTGCGAATTTCAAGGGTGATTTCAATGTGTCGTGCGGTATTCGGCAAACAAGCACACACAGCAAACACACTCAAGTCACCCGTGCGTGCGAAGTCCACGCCAAAACTGTGGCGATAATCTTTATTTAGATTTTCTAGGTGGGGTAATACTTCTTTGAGTAGCCACTCAAGCGTTGTTACCTCTCGCTCTTCCTCAGTCCACGTCATAAATTTATTATCACATTCAAACGCTAATTTGACTTTTGAACTGTCAGTAGCACGGTCAACTAATGGGCGAGGGATATAACCGCCAGAACTCTGTTTCGGTACGCAATAATATTCTTCCAATGCATCTTCTTCTGTGGCAGTTTCTCGCAATAATTTTGATTTCCACTGTTCTTCAGCTTCTGGACTCCAAGTACGTTTTTTGATCTGACAAATACGCTGATAAAGTCCATCTTGACATGCATCATCTAGTGTTATTGTATGTACAGAGTAGCTTTTACGCCCTGCTCGGCTATCTTGAATAAGCTGATTAAAGAGATTGTTTACTCCGTTGTGGGTGGAAATCAACCGCACTTTTGCTCCCCACATAGTCAGTGCCAGCGCTGCTTTTAACACCTCAGCCAATTTCTCGTGGAATGCGGCTTCATCAATAACAACAGTACCTTGCATACCACGAGTATTCTTTGGATTGGATGACAAAGCTTTAACTTTAAAACCTGAAGAAAAATAAATGACATAAGTAAGGATATCTTTATCTTCGTCTTCAAAAACCTCTTCTTTAGTCTCCCCAGCAGCATAATTAAAGGCTTTTGCCCACATTGCAACTGCATCAATGTATTCACGCGCCATTTCCTTGTTTGATCCAATGTAAAACACATCAGAACCACCATCAGATTTTCTAGTGCTTGAACTTAATGCATTATCGGCAGCTTCTGCCCAAGTTAAGCCACACCGACGAGTTTTTTCTGCGATTTTTAAATCACTATCATCAGCAATCCAACGTTTCTGATAACCAAGTAAAAGCTCATTATGATTAAATGCGTGAATGCCAGTTAAAAACTCCTGACATTCAGGAGCTAATACATTTAATGGGCGCTCATTCATTAATGCCATTATGCAATTCCTAAAATTTGGGCTTTGATATTGTCCACTGTTTCTTTAGATAACCCAGCTTGTACCACCGCCTTTTCTGCTGCATCTGCGGCTTGCTGTGCTACTTCTTTGCGAATAGCTTGTTCACGCTTATAACTTAAACTTTCGGCTTGTTCTAAGCGTTGTACAGCGGCAGAAAGTAATGCGATAGATTTTGGATCAGCTGTGCCGTCTTCACTCATCCCAAGCGAGGTTTCAAAAGCAATGTTTTTCACAATCTCCATCAACATTTTGCCAATGTCTGACTGTGGGGCCTCGCCAAATTGTTTTGCCCAGATTTGTGCAATTTCACGAGAGTTGCGAATTTTTGCACCCATCTTTTCCATTCTGCTGGCGTAACGATTTAAGCCTGTTTTGCTTAATAAAGCGGTTTCAGGTAAGCCACAATCACGAATTAAATCGTTAATTTCTTCTAAAATTTCAGATTGTGAGAATTGCTTATCTCGCAACATCATTGCGAGCTGAGTTTTGATGTTCGGTGGCAATAAATCGACTTTACTTGCGCGCCCACGAGTTGTTTTTTCTGTCATTTAAACGCTCCTTAAATTTCGTTTAAAAACCGTTTAAATCTTTGGGCGAGGGCGTTTAACACCATCAACAAATGCCTCACCATTCGCTACGTCAAGCCCACGTTGCGTAATAGTTGCAACCATAAAACCATTTTGTAAACGTTCAATATGCACAAGCCCTTGCTCTTCCAGCCAATTTAAATGGTTACGCACTAAATCACGGCTGATGTTATGTCCATACAGAGCTAAGCAGTCATCTAAGATTGATTCATTTGCATCGTAACCTGCATCAGCTAATGAACGTAAAATGACAAGTCGCTGATCTTGAGTAAAAATATCTCTTGTTTTCATTATTTACTTACTTCCTTTTCAATTAATAAACGCACCTGGTGGGTCAAACCCATCACTTCAGTTCGCAAAGCTTTTGTTTCACCTTTCATTTCAACAACGGCTAGACGTAAATCCGTGACGTCTTTTGAGCTTGGCAAATGCAAAATTTCATTTTCAATTTCGCCCACTTTCTGCGTTGTTCCAGATAATTCATTACGTAACTCATTAAAATCACTTTTTTTGACATAACGACTATCCATTTTTAACCAAAATACAGATGCCAACAGCCCAGCTGTAGTTAAAATAATTCCAAAATGCTGTTTAATGATTTCTAAAATTTCGATCATTTCTCTGCATTCTCCTGACAATGAACACAACGAGTGCAATAAGGCACTGCTTTAATACGAGCTAGCGGAATCTCAATTCCACAATCAATACAATCTCTGCCGATGATTGCAGCTGAAGTTTGAGGTCTAAATTTTGATAAAAAATCGTTCATCATTCGCTCTTCACGCTCTTGTGTTACATCTGCAATATCACTCATTTGCTTTTCTTTTCCTTGTTGTTACTGCATACTTTTTCATAAACAACGTTATGATTAAGCACTTGCCGCTTGGTTTCTTCCGTGTCTTTACGGCTTGGATAAATTAAGCCAAAGGCTGAACACTCAGTCGTTACGGAAATAATTGGCTGACTGCAACCGCTCATCAATATCATTGGCAGACAAAGTGCGGTGGTTTTCTTCCACGTTTTGTTTCGTTTTTGCATTTTTTAACTCCACAGATAAGCGTGCTTTATCTGCTTTTTCTTGTTGAATTTGTTGCTCTTGTTTTTTAATTTTGCGTTGTTGAAAACGCACGATACCGACTAGAATGGCAATAATCGCCATCGCAACTGTACCCAGCAGTAAACTATTGTTCATCATCATTTAATGTTCCTTTTTGTTGTCGTTCGTTTCTTTCGCGCCCACGCATAGCATTAGCAAACCCTTTTGTTGCAGCACCGCCACCACAGAACATCGCAAATGTCATAAATAACTCACCGACATTTGAACGATCTAAATAAACGGAATAGGCGAGAATAATTGCCATTAATAAGGCACCAAAAAATTGAATAAAAGCAGTTGTTGAAAGGCGACCGTTGTCGTTGGTGATAAGTTCTTTTAATTTCATTTTTTCCCCTTTCCGTGATACTTAAAACGGTTTTTCTTTAAGCGTGGTTTAGGTGGCAATTCAGAATAAAGCGTTGCTATTGAACACTGCGTTTCAAATGGATTTCGTGTAGAAAAACTTAATGCAGCAATTGCCAATGCAATGGATGTTCTTCTCATTCTTATTCCTCAAATAAATGCTCATAATTAATCACTTGCTCACTGTCGAGCCAGCTCCACACATCAAAACAAGGGCAAGTTTTAAGCCATTCATTCGGTGTAATTGAACCATCACCATTGAGATCAGGTGATAAATCTCTGTGGCCATAAATTTTGGCTTTCGTATGTTGGCTTTCTAATTCACGTAATAGCTTGTGTAATGTTTTCCATTGTGCCTCAGTGTACTCACCGTGATTTTTACCATCTTTAGTAATCCCTCCAACCAAGCAAATACCAATACTTTGCTTGTTATGACCTTTTACGTGAGCGCCAATTTCGCCTGCTTTTCGACCTGTTTCGAGCGTGCCGTCCACGTCAATTACATAGTGATAACCAATGCGAGAATAGCCCCGCTGTCTATGCCAGCCGTCAATAACTTGTGCTGCTGTTTGAGTTTTGGTTGCAAGTGATTTGCCATTACGAGTAGCAGAGCAATGAATCACAATTTTTAAGATAGGAAACATAAAAAACTCTCTTTAATGCTGATTTAAAGAGAGTTTAAGGAAAAGGTGAGTTTATTGGGTTTGTGATAGTTCAATCAGGATTTTACAAAGGTAATTCGCGTTGATAACGACGCTTTAATAAGCCTCGTTGTTGCCTAATAATCCCATAAACATGGCTTTCGCTCAAACTAAATTCATCACAAAGCTCACGGATATTTTTACCGTTGAATTTCGCAAAAATGAGATAATCTCGCAAGGCATCTTTTAGGGTTTCACCTGTAGGAATATAGGTTGAACGTCCACCAAGATAATGAGCAATAATGCCAGCGAGTTTAGACGCCATCAACTGTGCCTGTTCTTTTTCTATTTTTTGTCTCACTAGCTCACAAGCAATAACATCCACCATTTCCGCCAAACTTTGTGGCCAGCGATGTTTCAGCTCTTCTTGTGGAATATGATCTAATTGATCAATTAATTGACCAATAAGAGAATGATCATTTGCAAATAGGTCATCTTGTTCTGTCATTTTACCCCCAGTTTATTAAGTTCTCTCTCTCGCCATTTTTTCAATCTTTCCAGCACAATTGCTCCCATTTCATAATCTAACGCCGCTACGTTTAATACCATCAGTTTGCGTGGTTTTAATATGGGGTTGATGATGTTGCGGACAAATTGATTTAACGCTTGTTCAGAACCATCACGAATAAAGCCTTGTTTTGCCATTTCAATCCAAACTGCACGGATTTTTAAAGCTATATCGTGTTTAACAACCGCTGTTGCTGAGCTTGGGCTGTAATCCTTTGTTGTGCGCTTTTTATTAAAGCCTGTGGCTTTATTTTTAAACCCCTTGCTTTCCAGCGATGTTAATACGCTGTCCAACTCCGCTATTTTCATTTGCTTGCACGAGGTTTTTCCTGTGGTGGTTTCCAAAAAGGCACGATAGGTAAACTCATCCAGCGCAAGTTTATGCTTTGCGATGTGAATAAGTTGAATATATTTTGCTTTAGTGTATCGCATGATGTTTTCTCGTTTATGTTAAAACACATTATTCAGCCCACTTAGAGTTTGAAAAATGAGCTGTAAATATGTTTTATTGATTAGAGATTTTTAATGTTTCTTGTCCGCTTACTCCGTGATTCATTTTTACTTTTTTCCCATCCATATAACCTTTTAAACCAGAGTCATCTCCATTTCTTTCTCTGGTATCACCAACTTTACGAACTTTGGCTTTACTTAAATTCATTTTTCTATGTAGTTCATCACTGTATTGTTGAATTTTGCCCACTTCTTCTGGTGTTAAGGCAAAATCTTTAATTGTTACATAAACACCCTGAACCCAACCAAAACAATAGTTGTCAGCTCTGGAAATTAGCGTACTACGTTTTAAACGTTTACTTTGAGTTGCTATAAACTCTTTCCTTGCTTGCTGTAACTTACGATACAAGACATCAAAACAGTAAGATGCAACGATAGGTCTTTCTTCTTGTCCGAAAAATACTGCGTGCATTTTATTTGATCCGAAAGTGTCTGAGCGATTTGAAAAATAGGCTTTAACACCGAAGGCTCTTTCAATTAAAGATGCTAGTGCGTGAACGTACTCTCCTGTTTTTCTAGAAAATTTTTGCTTACTATCACTTTCTGATATTTCAACATCAATGCTATTCACATTATGTTCAGCCATTAATTTTTGAGCTATTTCAAGTGCTTTGGCGGCTTCATGTGGGTTGCTGGATTTAGATAGTGCTAATAGCTTCTTAATTTTTTTGAGTAGTTTTTCGTTATCTTTTTTCATAAATAACCTCAACAATTTGGGTCAAAAATTGCACCCATTGTTTTTTCTATATTTACAGTTTTAAATCTATAACCAAATTTTCTGGCATGACCCAAACTCAGCTTATAAAGTCTTTCAGCTGTTTCAATATCACCATCTAGTACAAAATCTTGTACAGTTTCAAAATTTGTAATGATTGCTGCTATCTCACGTGTAAGATCGTCTAAATTCATTTTTTTAGGCATAATTCTGACCTCCTCATTAAAAAAGGCGCAATGCCATTTTCTGACAAAATAATTTACGATTTGTACACCACTCAAAATTGATTTTTTTACGTGCTAATGATGCTGCTTTTTGCCATAAATTCGTCGCATGTTTATAATCACCACCACGTTCAGCTTCGCTTGCTAGCTTGCTTAATGCTTTAAAATCTAATTCAATATGTTTTGCCATTTTTTGCTCCTTAGTCATTGTTAAAACACATTCTGAACGCCCCTTAATGTCTGTTAAAGGGCGTTTAAATGGGCTTTAAATTTCTTGTTCGAATGGTGTAATCACAAAATCTTCTACACCCGAAACAACTTTGATTCCCGCAATACCTGCTACTTCGTGTTTTTCATTCAAAATAGCTTCTTTGTTAATTTCCTCTTTTACTCTGATAAATTTTGTTAAACCATGGACTTTGAGATTTTGTAACACAGAATCTACACCTGTAATTTTCACTGATGGATTACGTACTCTCCATGACACTTCACCTGTAATCAAATTTGCTGTTTTAGTTTTTCCCCCGTTAGTGATTTGATCTCTATTTGCTTCTGCCCAAAACTGCACACCCGTTGATAAATTTTTGATACGTTCTTGTATTGGTGAGAATTGCCCTTTGTAACTTTCGGTAATTTCTGCAATTTTGTCGTTCATCTCTGTTTCTAAACGCGTTATTTCACGATTTAAATCACCAATAGTTTTAATATCACTTGCCACATCTTCACGGCTTTGCGGCACATAAACTTGCGCAGTTGTTTTAATTCGAGTTGCTTTCTTAGCCATTGTTTTTATCTCCTGTTGTAAAATCTGCTAATACATTGTTATTCTCATCGAAATAAATCATTTCCCACGTTGGGTGATATGAAACATTTTTACCGTTATCCAATTTCACTTTTACTTTTCCATTCTTGAACCCCGTAATTTTTCCTGTATCTTGACCACACTTAATTAGTAACCCCTTTTCTAAGAATGGAAGTTCGTAAGTTTCCATAATATATTCTTGTTCCCAGTTCATAGTTTTTCTCCTGTTATTTCATCAAATAATCCCATTGCTTCAGCCATACAGAGCATTGCTTCATACGTTACTAAGCAAGATTTATCATTGCCGTCTGCTGTAATTTCGATACCTGAAGAACGCTGATATAAATTAACGTGATACGTTTTGTTATTGATTTCTGTTGTTGCATCTCCGAGGTGTTCTTTCAATGTAATACCTAATTTTTCATATCGAACTCCTAGCTCCTCTAACTGAGCTTTGCATTCTTCTTTTGTGATTTGGTTTTCCATTTTTTCTCCTGTTATAATTAAGGTTGAGTTCTATTTGGGTAATGTTCTACCAACCATTCCACGATATAGCGTTCTTGCTCGGGAGTGAGGTTTGGTTGAAATTCGCCGTGTTCTTGTTTCCACTCTCTGTTTGCTTGTTCTTTCTGACATTGCCAGTCACAAATTTCTATATCTGTACAAGCCGTAATTAGTAGCGATAAAGTCAGCAAATATTTTTTCATTAATTCGCTCCTTTCATTTGCGCTTGAGCCTGTAAAATCAGCTCTAATGTAATCACTGTGCCTTGTCCCTTAGCTGTCATGCCCGCAAGACGTAGATATTGTGTTAAGGCTCTTAAACCACCTGCCTTGCCGCCAATGTCGTAAAGCACTGTCATTAAATCGTTGTCTGTTACATCTAGCCCCCACGCTGTCGCAATGGCTTTAATATCGCCTTTAGTGCTGGCTTTTAAGCCACAGTTATTACCGATACGAGACCATAAACGGGCGTATTCGTGAGCTTGGTTTACGCCACCTTGAATGCGTGTATAGACTTTGTCATTGCCAATTAATGCAAAGCCTACTTCAGCCTCCTCTTGGATAATGCGAATTTCTTCAAGTGCGTCGTAAGGTAGGTGATCGCTTTCATCAATAATGACTAAACCTTGCGTACCTTTAATTTTCTTGGTGATAAGGCGACTTAGGCGGTCTTTACGACGTGGTGCATCATTAATGCCAAGCTCTAATGCAAGTTCGTATAAAATACTGCTTAGCGTTGCTCTGGCAGGACTTGCTGTAATCATCCACACGTTTTGATTATTCTTTTTGTATTCTTGGCAGGCTTTTGTCTTACCCACACCTGAAGCACCGTAAACAGTGACCATAGTCGGCAGAATTTTTGCCATATCGAGGGCGGAAAACACCTTTTTCGCAGTCGGAATTTCAATAAAGTGCGGTGCTTCTACGAAGACTTTTTCTTTTTTCTGGCGGTTTGATAGCCAGTTCTGGATAGCCATTTCAATGTTTTCAACATTGCCCGAATACTTATTGTTTAAGTAGGCACTCAACGCACCGCTTGTAATCCCAATTTGCTTGGCAATATCGCTTTGGCTAATTCCTTCCGTTTGTTTAATTGCATTGATTTGTTCAATTAAGCTCATTTGATTTCTCCTATTTAATGCCTTTTTCTTGTTTAATCATTTCAAGACCTCGGTATAAGCCTTGCTCGAATGTATTTTCTTCATCATCAAGAACGACTTCTGTCTTTTTCACTGCATTGCCCTGTGTGTGGAAGAGTTCAATAATTTGAGGTTGTTGAATTTCGTCTTCAAAAGTTGGCTCAGGTAGAAAACGTGCTACTTCTTGAGCGTTCATCGTTTGTTGTGCTTTAGCTGCTTGTTTCTGTGCTTTCACCCATTGTTTGCGGGCTTTGTCGTGTTCACGTCCTGCGGCTTTATCACCAAAGGCAACACGTTCAGTACATTCAGCTTCACCTAAATAAATCATCTCAGTGCTATATACCCAGACTTTGCTATGCAGATCTTGCGGGTCAAACTTCACAATGACTTTTTTATGATGTGAACCAATTAAATCTGTACAGAGATAACGGTTACGGCGGTTATGCACTTTTCCCCCTACATCTAGCTCAAAAGTGCCGTCTTTTTTAAGGGTTGTAGCTTCACTCATGAGCATTAAGATCCGCATTTGCTCTTGGCTAGCTTTACGCACTCTGGCTTTGGCATAGTCACGTTCAAACACTTGGCTGAAACTGTAAACGCCTTGGCAGATTTCGGTTTCACGACCTTCTCGTTCGTTAAAGGTACGGATGCCATCTTCTAACGCTAAGATAAAGGTGTCATAGTCCACACCTGCTTTCCCACCATTGTAGTTGTCGGGTTTGTTGTAGATATTTTCCCCTGCGTAGAACCCTGCTAATTTAGGGTGTTTATCGACTAACTCACCAAGCCCCCCGTGAGAAAATGCACGTTCAACTGGTTTTGCTTGTCCGTGACCTTTACCAAACTGTATAGAAGTCCAGAACAATTCGATACCTAGCAGAGGAATGATCCCTTTCACGTCATCTTCTTTTACTTTGAAGCGATAGCGGTTTTTCACCCCACCTGTCATCCATTTATTCGCAGCAGCCCTTGTGTTATCAATCGTGCATTTTTTCGGGATGCCGTATTTCCAAATCAAATCCATTAAGCTCAAGCGAATGGTGTCGCTGTTTTCACTTAAATCGACGCGGTACGCTAAGATTTTGCGTGTTCTGATATCTTGCCAAATCCAAGTTTTCGGTCTGACGATGTCGCCGTTATGCCATTGAACAAACACGTTGTGCTGATAGCCGTCGCCGTTGATCCACTCAAGTGCTTCTAAATCAGCCACACTGCGTTGCATGGTTGGGTAATATTGGCTGAGAGCGTGTTCTCCATTTCTTAAGAAAACTTGTTGTACTTTTGGAATTTCACGTTCGATTTTACGTTTCACACTGCTTGCAGAAGGGATGACCCAACCTTGTTCACGTGCGGCACGTTTTAATCTTTCGTAGCAAGAACCGAATTGTGGGCGTTCATTGCGGAAATAATCTGCTTTGAAGGATTCCCACGCTTCAGGCGTGAACTCAGCTTCTGCACTTTTTCTGTTTGTGCCGTGTTTATCAATCAATAACGGCAACCAATCAGAACGTTCAAAGGTTCTCACTTTGTAGTACCAGCGTTTAAGTGAACCTTTAGCCACATTAAACTCGTTCGCCACCATCTCTAATGCATTTATTAACTTGATGTTATTGCGAGTTAAATCATCAATTTTGTGTAACAAAACGAGCTTTTGTTGTGCTTCCGCACGTTGTTTTTCACTCGCTTTGTCAAACGGTGCCCAAATGACTTCGGGTAAGTAGTTTTTATGTGCTACACCACGAGTTGGCTCGGTAAAACCTTTGCTTTCTGTGTGTTTTAATAAAATTTCAGCTTGAATTTCTTGCGGTAAACTCTCAAATGCATATTCAAGTCCACCACCGCGACCTTCACGTTTACGTGCGGTCCAACACTCACGTTTTGCTTTTTCTTGTACATTTTTGTGTGCGTGCGGTGCAGAATTTAACTTAAATGATGCAATCTCCATTGCAGAGTAGTGCGTTTTTATTTTTAAGTTACTCATAAACGTTCCTTTTCTCTTTCATTTAACGTAAAAGTTGTTTATGATTAAAACTTATCAATTAATTTTGGACGAAAATTACGTTGTGCAAATCGCTCAGCCCATATAACTTCAGGCGGTACGCCAATTGCATTCGCAATGATTCGTTCACATTTTGGATAAGATTTGTCTAACGCAGATTTGAGTGTGCTGTAGCTCAGCTCACATTCTTCTGCTAAGGAACGTAATGACCAGCCATTCTTTTTTAAGGCTGCGATGATATCCGCACGATGCCAGTCTGTTGCGGCTTTTTTAGTTTCGTTTAATACACCCAT